TAAGTTATTTATTATTATATTTGTTATGTAATTTAAAATTAATGAAAATGAAACTTTATGAAAAGTTACTGAATGCCAAAAAGAATATTGGCAAGGTAAAAAAGACGATGAAGAACGGACACTTCAAAAACACTTACGCAGACATTAATGCGTTATTGGAAGTTGTTGAGCCTGTTCTTTTAGAAAATGGTTTGTTATTGTTACAGCCTATCATTAATAACAAAGTCATCACTCAGATTATTGACGTTGAAACAGGTGAAAAGATTGAATCTATAATTGAATTAGATGGTAACCTTAACCCACAGCAAAGAGGCAGTCAAATAACTTACTACCGTAGGTATAGTTTACAAAGTGCTTTATCTTTGGAAGTAACGGATGACGATGGTAATACAGCAAGTCAAAATATTACTAAGGTTAAACCAGCACTAAATGACAAAGGTTTTTCACAAGCACTTGAAAGAATTATTAATGGTGAGGTTGAGATCGTAAATAAGTTGAAGGAAACTTTCACACTTACACCGGCTCAAGAGTTAGAATTAAACGAAGTATTAAAATAATGGATAGAAAAGACAAATCAACTATAAAAATCATTGAGATATTTATAGAAGCACTTAAAGATGATTCTAGAGATAAATTAAGTAAATCGAATATGATATTAATGCTAGAAAGTATTAAATTTCATATTGAAGTATTAAAATAATGGAAAACGATATAGATTATGAAAGATATGAATATGAATGGTACTGGTACAACTATGGAAAATAGTACGATCAAAGAGATAAATGTATTAGCTTACAAATATCTAGAAGGATTAACGACGGGCGATCTAGGTAAATATGAATCAATAGACACAAAAGTTGTTATCTCAATAGTAGAAAGTATAATTGTAAATGCTGAATCTAACTATGCTTATCACTCCAAGATTGAGGACATTAAAAGAAAATCAGCAGTAAGTGTAATTATTAATCAATTAAACAATTTATAAAATGAAAATCAGATGCTCAAGTTTGCCTAAGATAATGACAAACCCTCGTACAAAAAGCGAGGTGTTGTCTGAAACTGCAAAGTCAGAAATAATAAAGATAGCAAAAGAGGATTTTTACGGCTATAGTTCGCAAATGACAAACAAATACGTTGAGAAGGGAATAGAAGTAGAAGATAAATCAATAGAGCTTTTAAATACGATTAAATTGGCTAATTACAAAAAGAATGTAGTTAGATTAGAAAATGACTTTTTAACTGGAGAGTGTGATATAAACGACGAGGTAAACGATGAAATAATAGATGTCAAATCTAGTTGGTCCTTAGAAACGTTTCCTAGCTTACCAAGTGATATAAACATCAAAGACTACGAAATGCAGTTAAGAGGTTACATGATGTTATATGGTCGAAGTAAAGCAAGTGTGTGCTATTGTATCGTTGACACACCTGATGAGCTTTGTAAATATGAAAACCAAACCTTACACAAGGTAGATCATATAGATCCTTTTGCACGAGTAACTATGTTATCAATTGAAAGAGATCTAGAGATTGAAAAACAAATAGAAGATAGATGCAAGGTAGCAATTGAGTTCTATTATGATTATATTAGACAACTAGCAAACAAAAATGTGTAATTATGACAGCAGTAGAATGGTTATTAAAAATACTAGAAGCTCAAAAAGAAGATGCTTTTAATTATCATGAATGGTTAATAACGTTTAATCATGCTCTAGAAATGGAAAAGGAGCAATTTGAAAAACTAAAAGATTTTGAGACATGGAAAGAATGGAAAGATTTATAATAATAGGAATGTGTTTCTTTTGTCTCACTTCATTCTATGAGGCTACCTACTATGGTGGTAGCTTTCATGGAAACTATACTAAAAGTGGCGAAATATTTGACAAGAATAAATTAACAGCTGCCTCAAATAAACTACCTTTAGGAGCTTTAATTAAAGTAACAAATAAAGATAATGGTAAAAGCGTAGTAGTTAAGATTAATGACACAGGTGCAATGCCAAATCATGTAATAGATCTAAGTGAGAAAGCATTTAAAAAGATAGCTGATTTGAAAACAGGGCGTATTAAAGTAAAAGTAAACATAATAAAATGGAAGTAATAGCTAGAGAACATTATACATTACTATTATCTGAATGTCCTTGTGAGATTTTCGAGTATTACAAAGTAAATAGTATGCATGGGTTAAACTATGAAGATTGCCTAAAACATCTAAACAACAAAGATCAAGCATACATTTGGGGATGGGCAAACTATGTGCCTAACGATGATCTATACTACAAGTTTGGTTGCGATAGGTTTGTGTTTATCAACTTAACAAGATGCAAAAAAGACTATGACACTTATGGTGGTATATTTCATGAGATGATGCACCAAGCGTTAGAACTATATAACTACAATATGGTATTTGAAGAAGAGCTAATAACATGGGCGGAAAATGAAACAAAAGAAGTTTTTAAAATAATAAACGAGTATTTATGGAAAAGTTAGGAATGATTTTAATATATTTAGGACTCCCAGCACTAGGTATATGGTTATGGTATATATTAATACATTTTATAATTAAATTTTGGTAAACATGGAAATTCGAGAATTACAAAGACGTATTCACAAGAATGCAATCGACAAAGGTTTTTGGGACAAACCACACAACTTTGGAAATGATTTAATGTTAATCGTGTCTGAATTAGGTGAATGTATAGAAGCGCATAGATGTGGAGACTTCACCGATATGGAAGCATACAACGAGTTAATGACAAATGAAACGTACGATTTTGAAACGTGCTTTAAACGTGAGATTAAAGATACGATGGAAGATGAGTTAGCAGATGCTTTAATTAGAATACTAGACACCGCAGCAGGTTACTCAATAGATCTTCAAAAACATGTAGAACTTAAGATGTTATATAATGAGAAAAGAGAGCGCCTTCACGGGAAGAAATACTAAGTTTTCAAAACGAGAATTAAGATTAAAAAGGGCAAAGCTAAGAGCAAACAAGTGCCACTTTAGAAATGAAATTAAAAAACAATTAAATAATAATAACGATGATGGTAACTAGCGAAAAAGAAATAAAAGATTTGATTGACAGCTTAAAAGCTGAACTAACAGGAGACTTGTTAAAAGATTGCGACATACAAGCTGAGATATATCATTTTAAAAAAGAACTTGCTAAAATACAAGGAATTACTATAGAGCAGTATGAGGATGATAATAGAGACGAATGCGAGGCTTGTGGGAGTTAATTACTCCTAACACAAAGATAAGAGCCGTTTTAAATGGCTTTTATCAACTGTTAGGAGTAGTTTAATTAAATTTAAAGAATGAAAATAGTATTAACCATAGAAGAAGACGAATTTGGAGATCTGAATTCTGAATTAGTAGCTGAAGATATACAAATATTAGAAGCTTTAGAAATAATAAGAGAAGCACAAGAGGAGCTATATTTAAGTAGAATAAATTTAAACTAAAAACAACTTTCACAAGACAACTGTGATCTAGCGAACACTTTTAAAGCAGGAGATAAAGTAATACTTGCTTACAATCTAAGAGGTAGAGAATGGGTAAACCCACAAGGTGAAACAAAATATTTCAATACTTTGGAAGTATGGAAAATGAACTACCAAGATGAAACAATGAAAGCGGTAGTAAAAGAAGAAGTACAAGAAGAAAATGTTGATCTTCCATTTTAATAAATAAATTACTATATTTGTAAAGCGCACAAGGGGTAGTCGGCCAAGCGAGGTGTTACCCCTTTCTAATTTAAACTATATGACAAACATTATAATTAGTCTTTTCGTAGCCTTCATAGTTCACCAAGAACTTAACTTCGGTTACTATGTTAGAAAGTGGACAGGCACAAGAATAAGTAAACCAATTAAAGTACTAGACTGTTTTCCATGTTTCAGTTTTTGGATCTCAGCAATAATAAGCATATTCACCAATGACTATCTAACTCCGTTAGCAGTCTTTTTAATAATAAAGTTTTATGATAATAAGTAAGAACGCATATGAGTCTTTTTTAAAGGTAAAGGACTTAATAGATAAGCCTCAAATCAAGTATTCTAACGAGGAATTCTTATTACTTTCAGAAGTATATGCAGAGATAACAAAGAAACCACTAACAAAGGGTTGTGCTGGTTGTTTAGAAACAGGATTGAAGATTCTTAAAAACTGGTCAAATCTATTCTCAGAGGCAACTAAACTAGCATATGAGACTCAAGAAGTAATTAAGAAAGTAAGAAAGAAAAAAGCATAAGACAATGGGAATGCATAAATTTATAGAGACTCCAGAAAAACTTTGGGATATTTTCAAAGAATATAGGGATAATGTAAAGAGCAAACCAAGAACAAACCACGTATTTGTAGGTAAAGACGGTAATGATGCGAGACAAGAACTCGAAAGACCTTTGACAATGGAAGGTTTTAGAGTGTATTGCTTTGAAAATCATAGTTGTGTAAAACAATATTTTGATAATAGAGAGGGTAGATACTCTGATTTCGTTACTATCTGTTCATATATTAGAGATATAATACGCCAAGATCAGATTGAAGGTGGTATGGTCGGACAATACAATGCTAGTATTACACAACGTTTAAACGGATTAGCAGAGAAAACACAAAACGAAAATAAGACTGTAGAACGATTCGATTTCGATGTCAACGATTAAAGGATATAAACCACATTCAAAACAAAAAGAAATACATAACTCTATAATAAACGAGGGTTATAAATATTATATTCTAAACATAGGTAGGCAGTTTGGTAAAACAATGCTAGGTATTAACCAAATGTTATATTGGGCTATCAATCACAAGGGGTGTAATATTGCGTGGGTTACTCCTATCTATAAGCAATCAAAGAAAGTATTTGATGAAATGGAAAATGTTACTAAATCGAGTGGGTTGTTTGAGTATAATCGAAGTGATCTAACGATAAGCGGTTTCAATTCACAAATACAATTCTTTTCTGGTGAACGTCCGGACAATATTCGAGGTAATACGTTCGACTATCTTATAGTAGATGAGATGGCATTCACACGTCCAGAGTTATGGAGTGAGGTACTTTCTGCAACTGTATTAGTAAAAGGTAAAAAAGTAATATTTATCAGTACACCAAAGGGTAAGAACCACTTTTACCAATTAAGTTTGCAGCCTAATTACGACAATCGATATAAGTACTTCCATTATTCAAGTTATGACAATCCAATGATTGATGCAGAGGACTTGGAAGAGCGTAAACGATCGTTACCAAAGCATATATTTGAACAGGAATATTTAGCGAAGTTTATAGACAACGCTAGCGGACTATTTAAAAACGTGGATAGTTGCATTATAGAATCTGCTGAACGTACTCAAAAACTATTTGGAGGGTTAGATATAGGACGAGCGGATGATTACACTGTATTGACTATCTTAAACAAGAATTACCAAATGGTATACGTGCAACGTTGGAGGCAACAAGAATGGAGTAAGATAATAGATGAGGTTGCTGCTAAGATTCGAGAATATAACGCTGAGATATTTGTGGAGGTAAACAACCAAGGAGACGTATTTTATGAAATGCTACAAAACAAAGTATACAACAACGTACAGCCTTATGTAACCACAACGGCAACTAAACCAATAATGATTGAAGATTTAGCAGTACACTTTGAGAATAAGGATATAGGAATATTAAACGAGAATTGGCTAGTAGATGAATTAAACGCATTTACTTATATTTACAACGAAAAAACTAGAAGAGTGC